AAGCGCCTTGGCGGTCTTGGGGTAGACGGTGAAGGCCGGCGTGGTGAAGCCCAACTCCCACGCCCGGCCGTAGCTGACGTCGGTGCCGACGTAGTAGTCGAAGCGGTCGCCGCTGTCCTCGAACCGGGTCCGGGTGTCGCCCGGACTGCGCGCGGTGCGCTGGCCGATGGACGACGACAGGCGCCCGGTCCGGACGCGCAGCGCCTGCCCGTCTAGGTACTGGGTCTGGACGATGCGCTGCAGCTCGAAGCCGAGCGCGATCACCGTGTCGCGCACGTCGCGCCGGGTCTGCTCCGGCAGCCGGCCCAGCCGCGCCACCAGTTCGCGGTCTCCGATCAGTGCGCCGCTCACCATATCGGAGCCCTCCGCGCGTACTGCTCCATGACGCCCCTCGCCCGGTCGGTCAGGGCCTTGACGTTGAACGTGATCGACTGTTGCTCGATCGACTCCGAGGTGACGCCGATCCGGGCGCGCGCCTTGAACCAATCGCCGATCAGGTCGATGCACGCCTGCTCGATGTCGTACGGGATCATGGCGTAGGAGATCAGCACCAACTGGCCGACGTCGGCGACGTTAAAGCCGTAGGTGCTGCCGAGCGCCGTGTACTGCCCCTGCAGCGGCGCCGACGCGACCCGCACCAGCGGCGTGCCGTTGGCGTAGGTTACGCCGAGATCGCCGGCGCTCCAGCGCGCGATGGTGGTCAGGGTCAGCGACGCCGGCACGACCTGCGGCTCGTTCGGGATCATGTAGCCGGCGTTGTAGGTCCACTGGACGTTCTGATAGCCGCGGCAGAACTGAAACCCGGACAGATAGACCTGCGCCTCGTCGAAGGTGTAGCCGGACGGCCCGTACGGGAACGGCACTCCGGCGTAGGTCTGGTTGACCGGCGTCAGCTGCGGCCGCGGCGGGATCACGATGCCGTCGATGACCAGCGACGTGATCGACGTGATCGGGGTCTGCTTGGACGGCATCGTCGGCTGGCCGAGCCCGTTGCGGGTCTCGTTGTACTGCTGGTTGGCGATGATCCGCGACATCCAGCGCTGCATAAACGACGAGCAGGCCGAAATCAGCCGCTCGAGCAGCGAGTGGTCGATGGACGCGAAACCGCCGACGGTGTAGACGCCAAACGACGTAGTGTCCACCCCAATCGAGAAGTGCGTCGGATCGATAACCGTCACCGGGTAGGTCTGGCCATTCACTTCCGTCATGCCGCCGACGCTGGTCAGCGTTACCGGCATGGTGGAAAGGAACGCGTTGGCGGCCGGGGTCGTCACGACGCCCGGGTTGGTGTTACTGATTCCGGAGATCGGGACCGCGGACAGGTTGAGCCACTGCGCCGCGTTGGCGTAGATGGTGAGGTCGAGCGGGCTCATGGGAAAAAGGGGCGCGCGCCGTTACGAGGAGGCCAACGCGCGCCCGGTCCGCTAGTAGTTGCTCATGCCGGTGATGACGCCAAACGCCGGCGGGAAGTACACCTGCAGCACGCCGTCGAAGTAGACGCCCATCGTCCGTTGCATGGTGACGACCGGCCACTCGACCGACCAGTAGTCACGCCGCAACAGCTTCCGGATCAGGTTCGGGACGTTCGACAGCGGGTACGGGTTGGTCCGGCTGTAGAACAGCGCCGTGCCCTGCGGGATGAACGGATGCGCGTGCACGTCCAGCCGCGTGTTGCCGAAGCCCACCTTGTTGTTGTACACCTTGAGCTGCGCCGCCGCCGACAACCCGTTCTCCGAGGCGTCGCCCATCACGAACGGCGCGAGGTTGGTGTTGCCGTTCAAGATCAGCGCCGACGCCTTGCCGTGGTCGTACGGCGACATGAAGATATCGGTCGGCACGAGGCGATAGTTGCTGATGCGATCGCTGATCAGGTTGTCGAACTCGGTGATGCCACCCGACCCGGAACCACTCGAGGTCAGGGCCGCGCCGCCGAGGTCTTTGACGTATGCCCCGGAGCCGCTCTTCACGATCTGGGTCAGGATACCGTCGTAGGTTAGCGAGTTCAACGACGTGTCGGTCGCCGGGATGGCGGTCGCAGCTTGATTCGTGCCGGCCGGCGCCGCGTTGATCGTGACGCTCGGATAGCCGGTGATGGCGACGATCTTCTCGCTGCCGCCGCTGCCTTCGTACCACGCATAGCCGAACGCGCCCGTGACTGCGGCGACTTTGGCGTTGATCTGCTGCGTCGACGTGCCGCCAGACAGCGTCACGGACAGCGCGGCGCTCTGAATGCCGCAGAAGCCTTGAATCGGTGTCGTGGTCCCGTCCATGTTGGCCCGGGTATACGGCAGCGGGACGCCGGTGGACGACACGCTCGCCCGGGTCATGCCGTCGAACGTGAGCGCGACGCAGATCACCGAGTAGGTGCCGTTGCTGAACGAGCCGCCGGTGTTGCTGACCGCGCCCTGCGTCGGCGTCGGCGTGGTCTGCAGCGCCACGCTCGAGTTGCCGCCGATGTCGAGCAGTTCTTCCGCTTCCATCGTGGCCTGCAGCGTTTCAGTCGCCATCAACGCCATCAGGTCCTCGAACGTCAGCGCCGCCATGTACGCCTGCTCGGTGACGAAGTTGTCGAGGCCCTGCGTGCTGAACTTGGCGAGGTTGTCGGTCACGGTCTGCGCCATGGCCGCGCCGCGTTGGCCTTCCGCCAAGTTGATGCTGATCCGCGACGGGTTCACCGCCGTGATCGAGCGCCAGTTGGCCTGAATGCCGAGCCCGCCGGTCTGGCGCGGGATCATGTTGCGGAGGATCGTCGTGATCGGATACAGCAGCCGCGCGCCCTGTTCCAAGTCGTACTGCGCGAGACCGGAGATGGCGGACGTCGGCTGGGTGAATGCCTTCTGCAGGAGCCACTGCGAGCCCGGAAGCCCGGCGACGTCCTTGTACGCGAGCGGCTTCATCGTCGCTTCGCGCAGCATGTTGATCGCCGCAGACAGGGAATCTGTCGACTTGGCGATCTCCGGGCGGAAAGCAAACCGCCGGAATGCATCGATTACTGCAGGTTTCGGGGCGTCCATTGCTGGGCTCCTCGTCGATCTGGTACGGTTAGGTTGGATGGTTGATCGGAGTCCGGCCCCTTAAGTAGCCGGTGCCATGTTCAGGCGCTGCAGCTTGAGCCGCCGCGCGAGTTCGTAGTCGACCGTCCCGTCGAGATTCTTGGCGACCGCGAGGTCGTCCTCGGTCAGGTCGATCAATTGCGGGTCGGCGCCGTTCGCCTTGCCGGTCCCGTTGTCCTGTTCCTTGCTCCGCGCCACGGCCTGCTCGACCGTGCGCAGCATCACCGTTCGCGGCATCGGCTGGCGCTCCAGCGCGGCGATGCGCTCGGTCGCCTTGGCCAGCTGCGCGACCACCGCGGCGTGATCCGGTCCGTCGGGCACCGGGGCACTCTTGGCCGCGGCCGCCAGTACCTTGTCCTGCCAGTCCATGTCGCCGAGCGACACGGCGTAGCCCTTGCAGATCTGGGAGGCGCGCTCGAGCGACAGTTTGCCGGCCAGCTCCTTGCGCAGGGCGCCGACCCGGCGTGCGGCCTCGAGCCCGTGCTCGATCTCGTCGTCCTCGCCGATGCCGGCGTGCTCCTTCAGCTCCTCGAGCATCTCCTCGGCCTCTTCCTCCGACATCTCCTTGAAGATCTCGACCAGCTCGCCGACCGCGTTGCGCAGCTTGCGCGGCACGTCGGAGTCGTCGCCCTCGGCGTCGAAGTCGTACTGCGCGCCCCGGGCGACGCAGGCCAGACACTCGAGGCACTCGGCGAACTCCTGCACGTTCCACATGCCCTTGGTCAGCTCGACCGTGCCGTAGAGCTTGCGCCGACGCTTGGCCCGCCGCTGGATCGAGTAGGCGATCGCTTCCGCCTGCTTGGGGTCGGTCCCGGCCTTGATCTCGGTCGCGATGTTCGCGCTGCGGGCCTCGTCGCTGTCACTGTTAATCAGCGGCTTGGCCAGCTCGCCGGCGGCCGCCTTCTCCCCCTTGGTCCAGTTCTCCGGCAACAGGTCGGAGGCGCCGAGCGCCTTCGCCCGGGAGATGATGTGCGCCTTCGCCTTGGCTTTGTCCTTGGCCCGGCCGTAGGCGCGGATGGCGTTCTTCAGGTCCGACTTGTTGTCGATCGGAAACGACCCGTCGGGCAGGGCGTGACCGCTCTTCGCCCGCTCCTTGCGCTCCGCGGTCGAGAACTCCCGCTTCTCCAGCTCGGCCACGGTCCACAGCAGCGCTTCGATCGCGATCAGGTCGATGGCATCCTGTAGGGTCAAGCCGGAATCGTTCAGCGCCTTGCCGAAGGCCGCCACGTCCCCGTCGCTGCCGCGCACTTCGACCGGCGCCGGGTCGACAGCTTTGACCTTGAACTCGACGGTGCCGGTCTCGCCGTTCGCCTTGCGCACCTCGAAGAACTTCGCCGACGGGATGCAGGGCGAATCCACGACGCTGATCTCGGACGGGTTCGCGGTGTAACGCCGCAGCTGGCGCTCGTCGACCTTCTCGTACTTGGGCTCGCCGACGTAGGAGCCGCCGATGCTGTAGCCGGTGTAGACG